AGCAATTCGCCATTGACGTGCCGGAGGTTTTATGGACATTCTAGGCACCCAAAACGGGCAAACCGAGCTAGATTCCCTGGCAACCCCCTGGCAAATTCAACGAGAATTAAATGATCTAATCCGGCGGCTATCTGACACCGACACGGCTTTTTTGCGTCTCTGCGCTGAACGCACGGCGCTGCTAGACGCTTACGCGGCGACGGCCTTGCGTCACCAGGACGCGCTGTATGCCGGGACGCTTCAGCAGCAGGGCGCGGCGGAGGTGGTGGCGGCGTGTGAGGCGTGGGGGATTGTGGAATGACAACCTCCAAAACACTCCGGTTTGAAGTATTTAAGCGCGACAATTTTACCTGTCAATACTGCGGGCGGTCTGCTCCTGATGTCATTCTTGAAGCGGATCATATTCACCCCGATTCAAAGGGCGGCAAAACCGACTTACTAAATCTAATCACAAGTTGTTTTGACTGCAACCGAGGGAAGTCCGATAAACTTATTTCCGACAATGCGGCCATCCAGAAACGCAAGCAGCAATTAGATGAACTTCAAGAGCGACGTGAGCAACTTGAAATGATGCTTGAATGGCAAAGAGGGCTACTCGACTTAGAGGAAGAAACAATCACCAAAATTGCTGACTTTTGGTCAGACCTGATTATTGGCTATCACCTTAACGATATAGGCTTGGAGAATCTAAAGAGATACGTTAAGCGTTTTGGTACTCAGGAAATCTTGGAGGCCATGAAGATAGCGGCCAAGCAATTCCTGAAATGGGACGATGACAAAGACCCAACTATTCCAACTCAAGAGTCTGTCAATATAGCATGGAGCTACATATCTAAAATTTGCGTCACCCGCCAAAAGGAAAAAGACAAGCCATACCTGAAAGACCTCTATTATATCAGGGGGATTTTACGCAACAGGATCGGCATTTCCGGCAAGCGTGACTGGCTCTGTATCACCCTTATGGATGAAGCGGTTAAGGCCGGGGGAGGCATAGAGGACATGAAGCAATTAGCCAAAGAGATCAAACGATGGCAGCAATTCAGCGATACGGTCACTGCTTGGACTAATGAACTAAATTCGGAAATTAAACAAACTTGAATTTCAAGATTATCTAAATTCGCATAACCAAAGCTTATGCACCAGCCCATTGTAAAGGACAGAGTTATGAGTAATCATCAAGAGGCCATAGACCTAGCCAAAAACCTAGCCGGCAATGATAACATGTACTCTGTGCAGCCGTTCATAAAAATAGCGGGTGATACCTTGCTGGGCCTGTTCCTGGAACGGGTTGTCTATTGGTCAGACAAGAGCGGAAACGAAAACTTAAGACGAGATAGAATATTCTACAAGTCAGCAGAGGAATGGCAAGATGAGCTTGGGTTAAGTTATGCCCAAGTCACCCGCGCCCGAAAAGAACTCCAAGATATGGGCTTCATCGAAACCAGCAAGCACAAGGTAAATAACGCCCCCACGATCCACTACTATGCCAATATGGACGCGATCAAGGATATGAATAAGAAAAGGGCACCAACCGGTGCCCTTAGTTTTAGTGAAGGTTCAACACTTGTCTAAGTGTCTTGGCGAATTTGTCAGCTTCATCACTTCCTAAAGTTTCAATCAACAATTTCGCAGGCACTTGAAGCACAAGTGTTTCAATTTCGTGCGGATCAAATTCAACCAAATAGCGTTCCCAACCGGTTTCACCGGGATTGCCGTTGTCGATACTCGCAACGAAACGCAATTTACCTTCCTGATTAATAAAGCGGCGGCAAATTGGAAAAGTGTTGCAAAGGTCTTTCACGATCCGTCGCGTGTTGCGTCTTACTTTCATTTAGATAACTCCGGTTTGATGTTGTGAAATATAGCGATTGCGCGTCCGGTTGTCAACGCACGTTGAATGGCAGGCTTGTTCTGACCCATCGTTTGCCGTCGATGGTCTTGCGGGTCGATGGGAAGTTAAGGGCATTGTAGAGGTTGCCTTTGGCGATCCCAAGTGTGTCGGCGGCGGCATTGGCTGAACTGAAGATTTGGCCGGTTTCGACGCACATCACCTGCTTATGAATGCGCTTGTCGTAATCGTCGCTATAGAAGGTGTTCTGCCAACGCGGCTTCAGCGTCACAACAAATTTGTTCAGTGCTTCATGAGCATCGATAATGTTGAGAAAGCCTGTTTCCAAAATTTCAACGTCAACTTCAGCGTGTTTTTTCTCACCAATCTCGCGAAGATAATTGACGTACAAAATTTCAGAAAATTTCAACGGGTTGAATGCATCGCTCAACGTTCCGTAATTAATGTTGACGATTTCGCCGTGCCAGCGATGGGAGAAAATGACATGATCGCGTGGGAACTGAAGTTTCATCTTGAAGTCCTGAAGTGGTTGATATTGCAGAGGAATTCGGGTTGTCGCGTTGGTCTAGCAGAACTTCACAAGTTTCCCATATCCCTATGAAGTGACGGTATAAGTGTTACATTATTTAATACTATTATTGTTCTATATCTTATACCCTTATTTTATTGAAGTCTATAGAAGATAATGAAGTAAGTGTTAGAATGGATAAGTCATTGAAATATATGGATTTTCTGTAACGGAAGGGTCTTGAAGGGGTTGTGAAGCTAGTGTTAGGTGGTCGATATGGGGGGTTTTAGGGCTTGGCGTCAGCAATTCTGGTCCGAATTAACCAGATTTAAGGTGTTAACCAGATTTGAGTTAATGGATAAGTCTTGGCTTATATGTGGATACAGCTTTTGAGAAGGGTTAAGGAATTGCTTAACTGTTGCGGTTGTGGATCGCATCGGCTAGTGTGGGCGGATTATGGGAACACCGAACCGCGCACTCCGCATCACAGCCATGCAATCACTCGCTCGCCAGCACGGCGGCGAACTGATGTTGACGGCATATGACCAACTCAAACCAACCGAACGGATTTTTGTTGACGCATACGTTGCGACCGACAATCCGGTTACGGCGATCCGGGCAGCTATGCCAGCGCTTGCCGAAAAGCTGTTGAACATTCGCGCAGTCGATATGCTCAACCGGCCTTTGGTTAGTGCTGCCATTGCCGACAAGGTGCGCCGCATTACAGCGAAATATGACGTGTCGGTTGATGCACTGGTGCGCGAACTGGCATACATCGCTAAAGCCAATATGGCTGACTATGTGCGGATCACGCCTGAAGGTGAACCGTTCATTGATTTGTCGGAAGTCAGCTATGAAGCGATGGCGGCTATCAAGTCGGTCAAGGTGGAAGACGTGAAAGAAGGTCGCGGCGAAGATAGTCGCGAAATTCGCAAAGTGTCATTTGATCTTCACGACAAACAAGGCGCAATTGACAAACTGTTGCGTAAACATGGTGCCTATCCCGCAACCGGCAGTCAATTCAACATTCAACTCAACGGTAACACCAACAATTTGCAAATCAACGCAAATGGTGTTACCGAAAACATGTCGGACGCAGACGCAGCCGATTATTACGCCCGCTCACTAGAGGAATGACCCGCTATGACCCTTGCTGATGATAAACGAACCGCTGAAGAAATGAAAAAATTGACGGATGAACAATTGTTGGCTGAATGTGAAAATCAGTCGATTGTTCATTGGTCAATTGCTGATGAATTAGCGCGACGGTTTCGTGACATGCGTTCGCACTACAACGAAATGGCGCATGCCGTTGCCGCATTGAGCGATCCCGACGAAATGTTGCAGGGAATTGCGGACGGTCCTGAAAAAGATGAACTTGAAGCGATGTTCGGCAAACATCGTCGTGATGGATGGGTTTGATGAACATCGGTCGAATTGAAGGCGCAACGCGCGTGCTTGGCAAAAGCCAAGGCTACATCGGTTTGCCATTGCGCGACGAAGCGAAGAACCTTGGCGATCTGCCGCACATGCTTCACGTCATGGTTGACAGCAAGGTTGATGGACCGGACACACCAACCATGCAAACCGTCTGGCACCCCACGCCTGATGAAATGGCGGCTATTGCAGCCGGTGCGCCGATCTATCTAAGCCTGGTCGGCATCGCACACCCGCCAGTGATGCTGATCGTTGGTGATGCTCCACAGGTGATGGAATGATGATCGTTCACAAACAAGAGTTGGTGTCTCAATCGGAATTGGATGAAAAGCGTTTTTGGGAAGCCTATCATCAACAAAAAGCCAATAATCCGCATTACTCAAAATGCGAAGCCTGCAACGGAACCGGGTGCGGCGATGGTGACAACGGAATGTGTGTCGAGTGTCATGGTCGCGGATACATTAGGGAATTGCCATGAAAGCGACTTACGTTTTCAAAACAGCCGAACCGATCAAAACGGTTTCAGTTCATGCCAATGATTTGGATGAAGCACGCGAGACAGCAAAGCAAATGCTGGCGCTGATTTCTTCTGAAAAGCGTGAACTGAAATTGTTTCGCATTCATCGGCCTGATCATGTTCGCCCTGTATGACGTGCTAAATCATCGTTGGCGTGTTATCTGGTGGTCAGCCGATAAGGTGCGTCGTGACCGGATCAATCATCAATTCATGATTGCCGAATTGTCGAGCGAATTGGCTGAAGCTGTTCGCAACCATGATGTGCCGAAACACATCGTTTACGAAGGGATTGCCCGCTATGCCGCCCGTTAAACACCATTGGGTCAATCGCAAGGATACCGTCAATCGCGATGACGGCAGTAAACACGTCACTGAATGGATCGAATGTGATCGATGCGGCAAACGCCCTGATACAACGCTAACCGAGTGCCGCAAATGATCGACATTGCAATCAGCAACGATGCGTTCAACATGCTTTGCGGCAAAAAGCTAGGTGAGGGAATTCACCGAACCGTTTACGCATGTCGGTTACGTGATGATTTGGTTGTGAAGGTTGAACATGAACCGGATCACCGGTATTTCGCTAACGTTCGCGAAGACATGTTTTATTCTGAATATCAGGATAACCCGAAAATTGCGAAATGGCTTGCGCCGGTCCGGTTTTTGTCACCTGATGCACGCATTCTGTTGCAGGATCGATGCGAACCGATCACTGAAGCGGATATGCCAAAAATGTTGCCTGCTTTCCTGACTGATATCAAAGCCGACAACTTCGGACGGCTAAAAGGCAACATCGTTTGCATGGATTATGCTCTAAACAATCAGTCGGTGTCGGCTCGATTGCGGAAGTGGTAATGCTCGACACCCAACTACACGGCGACTTGTTCGAATGGCTCGAAAAACCGTATGAGCCGGGCGCGGCTGTGCCGTGGAAGCCTGAACCGCTTGATCATGCGAATTGGCCCCCGGATTACAAAGCCGTCTTCGCGTGGCGCGTGAAGCAATTGCAGCGCATGCGAACCGATGCGAACTTTGCGCTCGGTGCCAAAAAGTATTACGCAACGCACAAACTCGAATTCATCTGCCATTGGCTTGACACATACGATCCGCGAACAGTCGGACCGATGAAGTGGAAGCCGTTTGTTCTGTTTCAGCGTCAGGCTGAAGCTGTGCAATTCATCATCGAACTTGAGCGCGATCAAGAAGGTGGATTGTTCGAAAAGTGTCGTGATATGGGTTTGACATGGCTTGCTGTGTCGTACTCAACAGCCAAATGGCTATTCGACAATGACGCGGCGATTGGTTGGGGTTCGCGCAAAGAAGTCTTGGTTGATAAGCTAGGCGATCCAGACAGCATCTTTGAAAAAATACGCCTTCAGTTGCGCCGGTTGCCAAAAGAATTCTTGCCGTCCGGTTTTAGCTGGAAAGATCACGCAACGTTCATGAAGGTGATCAATCCTGAAAATGGATCGATCATCGCGGGTGAAGCTGGCGACAACATCGGTCGCGGCGGTCGTAAGTCGATCTATTGGAAAGACGAAAGCGCCCATTATGAACGCCCGGAACTGGTTGAAGCCGCACTAGGTGACAACACCAACGTTCCGGTCGATATTTCGAGCGTGAACGGTCTTGGCAACGTTTTTCACCGCAAGCGTGAGGCTGGCGAAGACTGGACGCCCGGTTGTGTCATCGCGCCCGGTAAAACGCGTGTGTTCGTTGTCGATTGGCGCGATCACCCGGAAAAAACACAAGCATGGTATGACCAGCGCCGCGCCAAATGGGAAGCGGAAGGCATGCTTCACATTTTCAAGCAGGAAGTTGACCGCGACTATTCCGGTGCTGTGCAAAACACCATCATTCAATCTGAATGGATCGAAGCCGCGATTGATGCTGACAAGCGTATCAAATGGATTGACGAAGACGGCACAAAGCGGCTCGGCATTGATGACGGTGGCATGTGGGGCGCTGCAATGGACGTTGCAGACGGTGGCATTGATCGCAACGCCCTAGCCAAGCGTCAGGGCATCATCTTGCGCTATGCTGATGATTGGGGTGATCGTGACCCCGGCAAGGCAGCGCGCAAGGTCATTGACGATTGCAGGCAGCATCCGGGTATAGCCGTTCAATACGACAGTGTTGGCGTGGGTTCAACAATCAAGAGCGAGTTTAACCGGCTCGTTGAAGATGGAACGATTGACCCGGAAAACTTCGAATTTGTCGCGTGGTCAGCCGGTGCCAAGGTCATTAATCCATTTGGTCGAGTGATCGCAGACGATGACGAAAGCCCGCTGAACAAAGATTATTATGCCAATCTGAAAGCACAGGGCTGGTGGTCCCTACGCATGCGGTTTTGGCGCACATATCAGAATATCATCAACGGCATCATTTATGATCCTGATGAAATGATTTCGCTTGATAGTCGCATGCCGAAAATCCGCCAAATTCAAAAGGAATTGGCTCAACCGACCATCGGCCCGAATGGCGCGATGAAACAGGTTGTCGATAAGGCACCGGACGGCACGCGATCACCTAACCTTGCCGACGCTATCATGATGGCTTATTTTCCGCTCGATAATTGGAGCGGTCGAGCAATCAGCGGCAATTATGGGTCATAATAATCGAAAATAATGTCGAATGGCTATTGACGATCAAACCGGAGTGCTCTATATATAAGTCATCAAACGGAGAAACAAAATGACCAACGCTGAAATGAACCGCCGCCTTGCCACTATCTCTGAAGATCGTCTTGTTCAGGCACGTCGCCTTTATCGTGAAGGCAATGGCGGTGCAACGATCAAGATCGAAACCGGTTTGACGCTGGCACAGGTCAATGCTGTTTGTCAGCAATACGACAATGCACCGAAGGCCGGTCTTGTCGGTGTCGGCCCGAACGTTCATTAACCAAACGGGGGCGAAAGCCCCCAACACATCAAACCGGAGACAGACAAATGAGTTATGCAGTTGAATTCAAAGACGGCGAAGAATGGATTGCTGTTCTAATTGACGGCAAAAGCGAAACCCCGCATCTTTCAGCGGCAGATACAGCGGCACATGCTATGTTCAAGAAAGGCAAAACATCGCGCGTGATTGTCATCGGCAAGTTTCCTGAAGAATGGTCAACCAAATATATTTTGGCACCAGAAACCCATCGCGTTGACGAACACGGTCAGGTGCGCCCGATCAAGAAACAGGTTGGCACAATCGACATGACGCCAACATGGCGCGCAATTCTGCCGTATCTGTTGCTTGGCGTCGAGAATGGCAATGCGGAAGGTCGTAAAATCGCCATTGAAGAATTGCAGCGCATGGCTGATGCTGCCGACGCATACAACGCGAGCGTGAAGGGTTAATCGACATGAGCCGATCACACAGGGATGGCAGGCGCGGCGGTGGTCACGACAACATCGCACATGGTATTGGTGACACTTTAGATAACCGCCCGGCTGGCAAGGCATGGATCAAGCGTTGCACTCGTCGCGCATGTCGTCGGAATGAAGCGGTGATGATCTGGGTTGAATTGGTTGACCATTTCGACACGATTGCTGAAGATCAAGCAATGTGGTGGTGGCTTGAAGGCTGCTATGACGACGAAGAACTGATTTACGATGACGAACCGGAACCGGAGTATTACCCGGTTTTTGATGACTTCGATTACGGCTATGATCCGTATGATTATTTCAGTTGGGATGATTACCGATGAAACCCGCCAAGATCGGTGATGAATATTTCATGCTGATTATCAACGCCGATATGTCGCATGAATGATGGATTTATCGCGTTCGGTCCATTCAGAACCGCACAATCAGCAAAGGCTATCCCGCGATAAACATTGCGCCGCGTGTCATTCGATACGTTTACGCCATCGCCGTCTTTTCTTGGACATGGGGCAAGCGCTCTAGCAAGTCGGGTGATTACGGTTGGCTTGATCCGATATCGGATGACTGGCGCAAAAAGTGGCGCGCTGACGAAGAACCTCGCGACTTATTCAAAACGAAGAAAGCCGCGATCAAACACGAAATCGCAACGCATGACCCGGAATATTTCGATGATCCGGCTGAAGGCGTCCGAATTCTGACCAAACTGCAAAATATGCTGAAGCGTGCTTGACACCAACCGGTGAAGACGCTAGATAACAGTCAACACGCGCTGGTGTTCTCCAAAGTCAGCGGCGCGTGGGGATGGCGAGTGGCATGCAAGCGCTAACCATCCCAATCACTTTCGCAGGGTAGCATAGCCCGGTAAATGCCGACCGCTCATAACGGTCTGATCGTGGGTTCAAATCCCACCCCTGCAACCAAGGCGGTCTTGGCGAAACGGTAAACGCAAGGAACTTAAAATTCCTTCACTGTTGGTTCAAATCCAACAGACCGCACCAAAATTCAGCCGTAACCAATCGGCAACGAAGTGCCGCCCATAAGCCCCGCGACGAATGCGGATCAAGGTGAAGTGGGCGGCAAACCAACCTAGCATCACGGTCGGACGCAAGCGCCGAATACGGGTGCTGCCGGGTCTAACCCGGTGTCGGCAGTCTCGCCAACTGCCGAAGGAATAGCAAAGCACTGGATGCGTGATGGCGCGTTTAAGATTGCTTAGGCCCGAAACACCCGCCCAACCTCAACCGTTGCGGCGGGTGTTTTGTTGCGGTATGGTCCGCGAAACCAACCCGTCAAGGAATGATCATGCTCGTAAGCGCTGCCGCCATTGAAGCCGCTACCCATCCGGCAGGCGTTGCGCCTGTGACGACGCTCTATGCGGTGCTGAACGGTGCGCCCGGTCAGACGGTGTTTGGTGAAGCCCTGAATACCCTTGACGTTCAGGGCACCGATAATCGGGCCATGTCGCCATATTGGCAGCTTGTCAGCGATATCGTTGATGGTGCTGAAGCCATGCGCGCCCGACATGAAATCTATCTTCCGAAATTCCCGAATGAAAATATAACGGATTACGATTTTCGTTGGAAGAATTCGAAATTCACCAACGTTTATCGCGATGTGATTGAAAATCTCGCATCAAAGCCATTCGAACAGGAAGTGACCCTGATCGATCCGGCAACGGCCAAGCAATCAAAGAACAAAGGCAAGGGCATCCCTGAAGCCTTTACCGACTTTATTGAAGACGTTGACGGTAGCGGATCGCACATCACCACTTTCGCTGTTGATACATTTTTCAACGGCATCAATTCGGCAGTTGATTGGATTTGGGTCGATTATTCGACGGCTGAACCGGACGGAAGGGTTCGGACGATTGCTGACGAACGTGCATTGGGTCTTCGACCATTCTGGACACATGTGCTTGCATCCAACGTGCTTCAGGTCAATTCGCGCGTGATCGCCGGTAAAGAACGGCTGATCTATATTCGCATTGTCGAGCATGAACCGGATGCGAAATATATTCGCATTATGCGCGCTGATGCAACAATTGCCGCATGGGAGCTTTACCGCGAAGTTCTTAAACCGGCAGCGGGCGCACAGAAGTTCGAATTCGTGTCGAGTGGTCCAATCACCATTGGCGAAATCCCGATGGTGCCATTCATCACCGGACGACGCAAGGGCCGCTCTTGGCAGTTTCAGCCGATGTTGAAAGACGCGGCAGATTTGCAGGTCGAGCTATATCAACAGGAAAGCGGCTTGAAAAACGTTGAAGCCCTAGCCGGTTTCCCGATGTTGGCGGGTGATGGCGTATCGCCGGAATATACCGGCACAGGTCAGAACAAGGTTGCCAAGACGCTCGCTACCGGCCCGCAAACGGTATTGTACGGTGGTTTCAACGGGCAGGGAACAGCCGGTTCATGGAAATTCATCGCACCGCCTGCCGAACTGTTGAAATTCCTGCTTGATCACGTCAAGGAAACGATCAACCAGCTTCGCGAGCTTGGGCGCAATCCATTGACGGCACAGTCAGGCAACTTGACGGTTGTCACCGCTGCGACGGCAGCGAAGAAAGGCAACAGCGCCGTCCAAATGTGGGCATTCAATTTGAAGAATGCTCTTGAAAATGCTCTTGTGCTGACTGGCAAATGGATGAATATCGATCAGTCAACATATGACCCGGAAGTCAATGTTTTCACCGATTTTGAAATCGACGGTCAAGAAGTTGACGTTAAAAATCTGATCGAAATGCGCAAGGATCGTCAAATCTCGCTCGAAACGTTCTGGCACGAAATGCAGCGCCGGGGTGTGCTGTCTGGCGAATTTGATCCTGATGTTGAAGAAGAACGGCTGTTGAATGATATCCTTCCGCCTGAAGGCGAAGACGACTTGCCAGACGACGCACCGCCCGCTAACGGTGTGACTGTGTAACCCCGCATGCCAAAGCCCGGATAGGCAATGGCGCAACAGGCCGGATGGCCGGAAAGACTACCAAATGAAACTCAAGACACTTTTGACCACGACTGCCCTTGCGAGCTTCCGCCCATTCGACGGCGACAAAACACCCGGTTGGAAGACGATCAAAGCCAAGGTCGGTGATGCTGACGTTGACGTTATCGAATTGAAGGATGGCAACCCGGTGTGGGTTGACGCCAAGGGCGTTGAAAGCACGCTCGGCAGCGACACCATCACGCGGCTGAATGGTGAAGCGGCTAAGAACCGGAAAGACAAGGAAGCTGCTGAAACCAAGCTGGAAGCCTTCAAGGATATCACCGATCCGGTCAAGGCAAAGGAAGCGCTCGAAATCGTCGGCAAGCTGGACCAGAAACAGTTGATCGATGCTGGTGAAGTGGATCGCGTCAAAACTGAAATCGGCAAGGGTTACGAAGAAAAGCTAACTGCCGCTGAAAAGCGTGCGCTTGCCGCTGAAAAGCGTGCCGATGACACGCTGATTGACAACGTGTTTGCCAACTCGAAATTCATCGCTGACAAGGTTGCTGTTCCGCGCGATATGCTGAAAGCAACGTTTGGCAATCGCTTTGGTGTTGAAGACGGCAAGATTGTCGTGTTTGACGCAGACGGCAAAACCAAGCTGTTGTCGAAAGCCAAGCAGGGCGAATACGCCGATTTTGACGAAGGTCTTGAACTGATCGTCAACAACTACGGTAATAAGGATGCGATCCTGAAGGGCGGCAATCATTCGGGCGGCGGCAATCAGGGCGGCGGCGGTGGCGGCAAGCCCGGTCAGGCGGTTTACAGCCGCGCCGAATTGCAGGCTAAGAACCCTGCCGAACAGGCGACCATCCTGAAGGACGTTCGCGAAGGTAAGGCCGTTCTCAACGATTAAGGAATTGCTCGCCCGGAAACGGGTTTGAGCGATATGGGGCGGTGCTTCGCGGGTGGCACCGCCCCATTATTATTTCAGTCTGTCACGCCAATTGAAGAAACTCAAAGCACCCTTGACCGGAATAAATTCAATTGGTTGAGCATTCGTCAATCTGAAACCAACCGGTCCCATGAACCAAGGGCTTTTTGATTGAAAAGTATAACCGGCTACATCAACAGTGCCAACAATTCCGCCTGTTTGACAATCACCCGGTGTCAGAAATTTCCAAGCCGATAATTCTGGTTTTTGATCAATCCACGATCTGAACAAATCCCAATCCGCTTTTTTTGACCAGCACCGGCATGAACACAAATTGGACCGGTAAAGCTGGTTTTCCATGTTCGGTTCTCGATATCTTTTGCACCGCAAATAATCGCGAATGCCCAAGGTTGCCGGATAGATAATGCTTTGATTGGCAACCTTGGATCAATCACTTCAGCGCCTTCCGTTTGGCGTATGTTGCAACGCCGTCCCAAATCATTGTTTTGGGAAACATGGTGAAGTTGGAAAGATTGATACCGATTGCGTCACTGAATTCACAAATGACCTGTTCGGGACCACGCTTAATGAAGCTGTCACGATATGTAAAAGAGCGCTCAATACCTTCAACGGTTTTTGAACTGACCGTTGCCTTGCCGGTGATCGTGTTGCAGATGAAAAAGATTGTCATTCTGCATAGTCGGTTTTCGGCAGATGCTTCGCCCAAACGCGCGGGATAGCCTGAAGCGTTGGATTTGGCACTTCACCGGCTTCCGCATGATCCTTGTGGGCATACGCAAACCCGGCTGGTGTATCAAGCGGAAACATGATCGCCCTGCCGCGTGCGACTGTTGCCGGTGTTGGTCGGTTGGGATAGCGATAATTGACCCAACCATTCAGCTTGAAAGAAAAGCACGTTACCATTTTAATCGTTCCAATTGTGTTGAGCTATGAAGCCGCTCAACTTGGCTATCTCTGCCATTTGCGCTGAAATTCTTTAGCCGACATTTCGCCGCGCTGAAACTTCCCCATATCAACAACCATCGGATCAGCCATCATGCGCTCATTAGCTGCTTGAACGACTTTTGGGTCTTTTCCGATCTTGGCGCGTGCATTGCGAATTGCGACATTTGGGTTAGCCATTTTTGTAACTCCGGTTTTGATACCGAACATATATCGACTGTTTTGCCGACTGTCAAACACCATCTGCAAACCCGTCCAAATCAGTTGACAACACGTAAGCGCCCGATTAACTATCGTTCGCATATAGCCGCATTGGTTCGGATGGATCGGCGGCGCTAGGGTTGGATGACCCAAAACGCAATCGTAAATTCCCAACAACATGAGGCAAATTATGTCCCTTCGTATGATCCGCGCGGCTTCGCTTGGCGCTCTTGCCATGCCCGCAATTCTTCGTTCCGGCCTGATGTTCACTGGTCCACAGGCCAACATTCTGACCGGTCTGCTGCCCGACCTGATGGCCGGTCTTGAAGTCGTGTCGCGTGAACTGGTCGGCATCATTCCGGTTGTGACCCGTTCGGCCACGATGGAGCGTGCCGCTCTTTTCCAGCCGGTGACTTATCCCAAGTCGCCTTCGGTCAAGACCCACGACAATACGCCTGCCATGTCGGTTCCTGAACCGGAAGACCATGAATTCGGCGTCGGCTCGGTGATGATCACCAAGAGCAAGAACGCCAATTTCGGCTTCGTCGGTGAAGAACAGCGCGCCATCAACACTGGTGTTGGCGACGTAACGCTTCAGGCCATGTTTTTTGCGCAGGCGCTTCGCACCATCGTCAACGAAGTTGAACAGGATTTGTTCAGCGCCGCTTACGTTGCCGCTTCGCGCGCATGGGGCACCGCTGGCACCACGCCACTTCTGACCGGCACCACTGATACCGCCAACCTTCGCCGCATCCTGAACGAAAACGGCGCACCGGCAAGCCCGCGTGCTCTTGTGATCGACAGCATGGCGGCTGCTGGCTACCTTTCGAACCCACAGTTCAACAAGGTCAATGAAGCTGGCACTGAAGTCACGCTTCGTCAGGGTGAAATCGCCAACGTGCATGGTTTCTCGGTTCACGAAACCGGCGCGAACGCATCGCACACCAAGGGCACCGGTGCCAGCTACACGACCAACACCGCTGGTTATGCTGTCGGCGCAACCGATATCACCCTGATCACCGGCACCGGCACCGTGAAGCCCGGCGATGTGGTTACGTTCGCTGGTGATAGCAACAAGTATGTTGTTGCCAAGGGCATTGCGGCTCCCGGCACCATCAGCATCGGCGCTCCCGGTCTGCGTCAGGCCATTCCGGCTTCGGCAACGGCAATGACTGTCGGCAACAGCTATACCGGTGGTGTCGCCATGTCTTCGGACGCAATGGTTCTCGCGGCTCGCGCGCCTGCCATGCCGAAGGAAGGTGACGCCGCCGTTGATAGCTACCTTCTGACCGATCCACGCTCCGGCATCACCTTCGATGTTCGCGTTTATCTCGGTTTCGGCAAGGTGCGCTATCAGGTTGGCCTTGCTTGGGGTTGGGGCGTTCCGAACCCTGAACATATGGCCCTGCTTCTCGGTTAACTAGCGGCTCGCCAATACCGACTAGTTATAACCCGCCCGGAGTGATCCGGGCGGGTTTCTTATTATTCGACGGCTTCACCGAATGTCACCGGGAAAATTGCATAATCGCGCGCCGGGGAACTTCCCCAATCAATAAGTCCGCTTGCGTCGGTGCGCTTCGCCATTGTTTGCTTGTCAGCTATGATGCGGTTCCGGGCTTGTTCGATAGTTTGACAAAATGTGCCACGTCCCATATCAAGCGGGTTATCATATCCAGCATGAACAAAGTAGCGATGACCTTTATCATTTGCTCCCTTGTGTGAACTGTTTTCGCTCAATTGAGCAATGACAAGAAATTTTCCGGCTGGTGCGTTGATAGTCATTTTATGTGTTCTCCGATTAACAAAATTAGAATATCACAACCATTCCGATTTGTCAACCGGTTATTTTT